GCAAAAAATCGGCGCTCACAGAAGGCACATCCTCAGACGCAGACTTGAACCCGGCAACGATAAGCGCGAACTGTGCCGGGCCGATCTTCTTCTCAAGCCGCTTCACCTGAGCCGCAGTCACCTTCGGGGAACTGATCGCGTCAGCCAGGATCGCGTAACCCATCTCAGCCGGGACGACGTCAAGGTTCGCGGCGGCGAACTCGCGCTTCTCATCATCGCTACGCCCCCCAACCGTCAGAGTCAGCGCAGAATCGTGGAACTGCTGCGCCACCTTCGCATACTCAGCCCGCAACTTCCCTGCACCGCCGCCCATCGACGGGCCATCAACCTCGTCATCGTCAGCGTTCACGATCTGCTGTTCGAGCCGGTCAAGGTCAGCGATCAAACCAGCCTTCTGATACACAGTCACAGCCCGCTCAGGCCGGTCAGCATCATCAAGCCACTTATCAAAATCAAAATCCTGCGGGGAAACAGTCATGGTTTAGGCTCCATTTCGTTGGGGATAGGCTCGGGAAAGTGAAGGTTGGCGGCGCGGAGCCTAATCACGCGCCGCCAACCGGTCTAACTACGGCCCGACAGCGACCGAGATGAACGGGTATCCGCGCTGGACCTCAGCGGGGATCCGGTACTTGATGAAGCCGGAACCATCCGTGCGCTGCGGGGTGTCAGTGATGAACTCCGCGCCCAGGTAGATTTCGTCAGACGCGGCCCATGCCGCGGTGGCATCCTTGTCCATCTGGCGGGCGTAGCCATACAGGGTCGCGCCCTTGGCCTTTACCGCAGCCCATCCGGTTTCGGTGGCAGCGTCGAAGCCGCCGGCCGTGGCGAACTTCCGCCAGAGCGTAAACCCGGCCGCGTAGTTCGACGCGCCAATGGCGTTGGAGTTGCCCGCATCGCACAGCGCCTTCTCGGCGACCTTGTCCGAATCGGTAGCGCCCCAAGTGAAGTCGCTCGACAGGATGTCGCAGGACAGGTCGATGCCGGCGTTCAGCTCCGTGGCGGTGGGCGCCTTCGGGTTGACTGGCTTGGTCAGCAGGACGGTGAATTTGGTTTTGCCATCGGCAAGAACACGAGCCATTACTTGGCCTCCTTCGTTTCCGGCGAGGCCGGGCTTGTGGTTTCCCGCGCCTTCTGGCGGGGAGTCTTGGTGAGATCAGAGAACGGGGCGTCAGTGCGGTCCAGCCACTCGGCAGGAACCACCTGCTTAGCCCCGGTCGTCTTCGAGTAAGCATCAATGAACTCAGTCATGAGCAGCCTGCTTTCGGGCATAGAAAAAGGCGCCCACAACGGAGCGCCAGAGAATAAGAGAGGGGCTAAAGCTTCGAGGAAACCAGCGAGAACTCGTCAACCGCGAACACCGGATGAGTGCCACCAGTCAGCGTCACAGACTCATCAGTCTGCACATCCATCAACGACGCCTGCCGCAACGGACCAGGAGCCCAACCGGAAACAACCGGGATCTTCCGATTCAACGCGGCCCGCACATTCCGGCACACAATAAGCACCGAATCACCAGTGAGCCCCGCATACGTCGCCCGCACACGCAGGCTCAGGACGTCAGGAACGTCTAGCAGCGAGTCACCATCAGGACCGCCGGACGACTCGTCTCCAAGGTCGCCCCACAGACACACGTAAGGATAAGAAGGGGCGCCGGGAACTGACCATTGGTAGACCGTCGTGCCCGCCGGAACCATCGCCTTCACAGCAGCGTAATGCTCACGGATCACAACAAACCCTCCGTCGCCTTGAACGCGTACTCATAAAAGTTCGGCGCCTCCTCAAGCATGGCGTCCTCCGGGTTACGCACAGTCCCACCGCCGGGCTTCGACGTACCGAAATACGCGATACCAGCGAGCGAACCGGAACCACCAGGTGTCGGGCCAATCTCAGCCTCAATCACGCCGTCGCCGCCGAACGCATGGACCTTCAGGTCATAACTGATCGTCGGCGCCAACTGCTTGAAGTGCCGTGACCTACTGGCGTCCGCCTGCATCAGTTTCTTCGTGTTCAACGCCGACTTAGCGACCACGCCGCGCAGCTTCGGAACCATGAGTGCCGGGATCGCACGAAACGCCCTAGCCAACCCGTCCAACTCCGACGCATCCGCGCCCATCAGAGGATTTCCTTCACCGGGATCCGCGCCGCAGTCTCGTAGCTGTCAGGAGTGAACCCCTCAACCCGATACTGCTTCCCAACCCCAAACGGATTCAGGAGAGACGCCGTAACGGTAATGACGTCGCCATTCTTGACATCCGCAGCGCCCGCCGGAATATGCACCTGCCGCGACACCACAACAAACGACGCACCAGCCACATCCGGAGTCGCAACCGAAGAATCCTTCGACTGCACCTTGCACTTACCGGAATAGACCGGAGTCGTGCTGTCTGTCACGGCGCCCGTCTCAGGATCCGTCACCGGCTCACCCGGACGTGTGATCGTGCACGTGTCCACCATCAGGGCCTCGGCCTGGTCCCGCAGAAACGGGAGAGCGCCGATCACATCCTCAGCGAAGGTCATACGTCGCCGCCCTCAAAGATCGGAACGCCGGCAATGTCCACGCCACACGAGCAATAGTTGGCGCCAAAGTTCAGCGCACACCACGGCAGGTGAACCGACGCAATGCCCACCATGTCCACCGAGAAGGCGCCGCTAGCCTCAACCAGCCCCAGCAGCGCCCACCACTCATCCAGGATCGTGACACGCCCCTTGCCAGTCTTGTAAGACCGGGAGGACGAACCGTCATCAACAGCAATCGTGACCTGCGTTGCGTCATCGGGACGCTTGATGTGCGCCGCAACAGCCTCGCGTACAACGTAATCGAGCTTGGCCTGATCCGGAACCGCAGCCCCAAGCGTAGCCTGACGTGCATCGATGAGCATTACCGCATCATCAATCCACATACGCCACTGCTGCTCCGTAACAGAGCCAGGCTCAGGGGCGGCCTGCCCCAACGCGACCGCAAGCATTGCTGGTGTCACTGATGCGAACATGACCGCCCCCTTCGATTATTTGCTGGCTTCGGAATCCGTAGCGGGCTTGCGCGTCTTCGGCGCAGCAGGTGTGCCGGCAGACTTCCACCCGTCGCCGAACCGCTCGTCCTTGGAGTCATCCACCGAGACGACAATGCCCGTGTTGAGGTTCTCAAACTTAGACATTGGCAACCGCATCCTTGATGGTCGAGAAACCGTCCAGGTCCATGACGCCCCAGCCGTACACAACTTCGAGGCGCAGCGCGATCTGGTTCTTGCGCTTCAGGTCGCCCTGACCATCCGGGTCGCCGAACTTGATCAGCTCGACGGGGATGGACTTCTGAACACCCCAGCGCAGCAGGTCCCACTGACCAACGATTGCCTTGATGTTGGAGTTGGCTGCGGCTTCCGGCAGGCCCGAAACGGTGGAGGTGCTGTACGCGTTCAGACCCTCGAAGGAGCTGACGTTGGCGCCGAAGCCCAGTTCGGGGTACTTCTTGCGGCCGTCGGCGTAGCGCGAGGTCGCAACGGTCCAGGCGTAGGACGGATCGAACGCGATACCGCTGGGAATGTACCCGTCAGCGATGACGAGGCCGGCGGCCTGTTCGATTACGAGGTCCGGGGTCGTCAGAGTCGCAGTGGTGATTTCGACGCTGTTGGTCGTGGTGCCAATCCGGTCGCCCGCAGCGATGCCGGCGTAGGAGGTGCCGGTCAGAGGGTTGATGCCGTGGAACACGCCGAGGTCGAGAGCCCGAGACAGGGCCAGGCCGCCTTCGGAGGCGAGGGTGGAGAGAACGCCGAGCTGGTACTCGTCGTCAGCCCACTGGACTTCCTCATTGAAACGCATGGTGACCTGCACCTTATGCGGGGTCACAACCTTCGTGCCGAAGGTGGCGTTCGTCGAGGACTTATCAGCGCCCTCACCAACGTACTCGGCGCGAGGACGGCCGGTGAGGGTCATGTGAGTGACCTCGCCGAACTGCTGCGGCTCAGCGCCAGAAAGAGCCGCGACGGCGGATCCCGTGGTGGCCTTGCTGAAAAGCCCGGAGGCGATGTTCTTCGGCAGAGTGATGCCGCTAGTGGCAAGAATTGCCATGATGTGGTTCCTTCTGGTTAGGTGTTTCGGCCGAACAGGTCAGCGGCAAACGCCCGCTCTTCACTGTCTGTGCCCGAGTTGTACGAAGCGCCCTCCCTGGGCGCCACGTTGCCTTGCTTCTTCCGGTCCGCTTCTCGCTCCGCTAGGCGCTGCGCCTGAGCGTTGAGAGTTGACTCGTCGGTTCCGGTGAGGAAAAGATCACGGTCCTCGGCTGACAAACCATGCTTCGCCGCGATATCGCTGCGCAAAGCTGTGGCCTTCGCTGTGGTCAGTTCACCTTCGAGGGACGCGAGGCGTTCCTCTAGAGTCTGACTTCCCGCAGCCTTGGCTTTCAGTTCGTCGTAGTCGGAGTATTTTGCCCGCTCTCGCGCGACACGCTCCTTGACGATCCGGTCAACATCAGCCTGTGGAACAAGCGGATTCTCCTTGACCTGATCAGCATTCTCGGGCGCAACTTCTGCACCCGCGGTTACCGCTTCACTTGTGACACCCATCGGATAACTCCGTTTCTGTTCCGTCGAACATTTAGACCGGTCTTGAAGCGCGACCGTAGCGCTGCCCCCGGCTACCCGGGGAAATCTGAAAAGTTGGTATTCAGGTACTCGCGGAGGTTCGCTTGCTGCTCCGGAGTCCTACGCTTGCGGCTCGCCACGTACTGCATAGCGTTCGCCTCGTGGCCGTAATCGTTAGACGAAAACACGGGTTGCGCAGTGCACTTGCAGTGCCCGTGAGTCGCAAACCTGGCTGTCTGATCGGAGTAAACTGCGCCCCGAGAAGCGAGCATCACGCACAGCTTGCACCCGCCACTAGTAACCCGACGCCAACCAACCGCAGACGGATCACGCCGGCGGTTCGTCAGCACAGTGTCCCGGAACGGGCGGGCTGACTCCAGGCTCACAACCTCCGCAAGCCGGCCCACCGCAGTCGCCGGGTCATCAGCGAACAGTGGGTCCGAAGCCCAAGCAACGGCCCGGCGGATCTTCTCCGTGCGGTCGATGATGATCGGCTCAGCGAGATAGAGCCTCGGGGGCGCTGCGCGTTCCCGCTCGTCGTCGTAGAAGTCAGCCGCAAGCGCGGAAGACCCCGCCGAGTAGTAGGTGACAATCTCAGGGACGCCATCAAGCAGCAAGGCGCGGCGCTGTTCTGGCGTCCCCGACGACCTGCCGAGCAGGGAGGTGACCGTATTAACGGCGGCGGCGGTTACGAGTTGCAACGCCGCCTTAGACTCACCCGCCGTTAGCATTTGCCGGGGGAGCCGGAGGCGTCAAGGCCGCTACGACAGCGCGCCCGGCAGCCCGGCGCTTATCCGCCATCGCCCGCCGGATCTGCTGCTCATCCAGCCCCAGCAACTCCAGCCCGACTTCAGTCTCAGCCAGCCACGGAACAGCGCCGAGTTGCTTAGCGCCCGCGTCGGCCGCGGCAGCCTTGGAAAGGTAGATCGGGGAACGCCACTTAGTCTCAATGGAACCCCACTCCTCAGGGACTGCCGACAGCCCGTTCTGGATAGCCAGCGCCCTGTTCACCGTGCGTCGGATCGGCACAGACCAGTCATCCATCGCGCCCTCAGCCTCAGAAATCAGGTTCTCCCGAGACGCCGAATAAGAATCGGCGCTCGTCGGATTCGCCATGTCAGTCAGGGCAAAATCAGAATCAGGCAGGTCAGTCTCACGCGCCATCAATTTGGCAAGCGCGTTCAAATGCGCCAGGTGAGGTTCCGGGGACTGAGCATCGAACTGCTTCACGTCAGCGCGCGGATTGACAGCCTCTTCATCATCGGGAATGCCAAACGTGCGCCCCAAAGCGATCTGCCAAGACGCCTTCGGGGAACCGTCCGCGTTCTTGAAGATCCCCTCATCAGCGCCCAACAGGATCAGCTTCGGGATCGTGTACACATCCATGTGACCCTCAAGCCGAACCAGCGCACGGAGCGCCGAATCCTGGTGACCCATAACCGGCCTCGTGATACGAGAACGGCCCATGCGGCGAGAACCACGCGGACGATACACCAGCGGCTCAACAGGAACCCCCCAGCGATGCGGAGAACGCTCAACAGACCAGCCAAGCCGGCCCTTATCCGCATTGATCGTCAGGTTGTTCAAGTAAAGGACGAAGCCCGTGACCTTATTTTCATCACGGGAAGTGATAGACAGAAGGTTGTCGAGAGCGCGACGGCGGGAATTCCACTCGCCATAGGCATTCAACGCATCCTTGGCATGAACCAGAGCAGCAGGTTCGCCCGCGCTCACGTCACCCTTGGTAGTGATCAGGTACGAAACTCCATGAAGCAGAGAGTCCGTGCGGCCCTGCGAAATCTCCGCAAGCAGGAAATTGCTTTCCTTCAGCTCAGACATTCCAATGCTGTCAAGATCCCCGCCGGCCCAAATCATCTTCTCCAAGTTGCACCGACGAGCGAGCCCGTCAACACCCTTAGCGGCCCACCCAAGGGCAAGGCCGATGTTCTGATACTGCGGCGGGATGACCGTGCCGACAAGCTTCGCGGCACGCTTCCCGTCATAGTAAGACGACCTCAGAAGGTTCCGGGGAGTCTTGTTCTCAAGACCCTCCAGGCAACGGTTCAGTGTCGCCAGTTCATCATCGCTAAGCCCAGGAACAAACAGCTTCTCGAAAGTCATAGAACCACCGCCGTCCTAGATCCAGCACGCCGCGAAGGACGTTGCACGTTATCGTTTTGAGCGCCCCAAAGGGCAAGAGTGTGAGACACAACAGGCGTAATATCGGACGCTGCGTCCTTACGGTTCCAAGCCCAGCCCCCAGCAAGCGGACGCTTCCGAGCCAGGGACAGAGCCACGTTCACCTGCGGCTGGTCCGTGTGAATAACCGAACGGTCAATGACGCCGTCGTAAAACTTCGCGCAAGCGATAGCCATGTCCCTACCTTCAGCAGCCGCGAGCGTCACGAGAATGTCCGTTCCGATCAAGTAATTACGGTCACGGCGCCTCTCAACAAGGCCCGACATCTCATCCACCACGACGGCGTGCAACCGGTTCTTAGACGCCCGCGAAACAACCCACGGGATCACCCAATCAACGCCCTTACGCGAGTCGTCAAGCTCCACATGCCAGCGCCCATCAGCACGCAGACCCGCAAGAGACACGGACGAGATACCACGGTTAGGCGGAACGTCAATCGCCAGAGACAGCCGATCAATCGCCATCGACGCCGGATCCGCAACCGCATTCCAAGAATCCTCATCAATGACACGGGCCGAATCCTCGGCATCCCAGATGCCCAGCGCCTCACGCTTGAACGAATCATCGTCCGTCAGGTTCTCCCGCATGCGCTCTATCGACTCGACAGGCGTACGGTGCGGGAACGACGGGTTAGCCTTCGCCCACTGCTCACGGTCATCAGGATCAGCCTGCGGATCCGCGGCGAACTCGACGTACACAATGTTCTTCGCCTTGCCCGACAGGGCTTTAGAGCGCCGGTTGGAGAACTCCTCGCCAGGGTCCGTAGGCCGTGGTGGAGTGCCCATGAAGAACAGCAGCGCGCCGGCTGGCTGTGTGGACTGGTTCGCCGCCGGCACCATATCCTCAAGTGCCTTCTCGCTGAGGATCTGAGCCTCATCGAAAATCTCGGCATCGACCTTGTCAAAGCCTCGACCAAAGCCCTGCTCACGAGCACCAAACATGATGATGGAGCCGTTCTTGAAACGAATCTCCTGCTCACCATTCGACGTCCGAATAGCGTCGATGTGCGGCCAAATCTTCTTCTTCTTGACCATCGCCTGCATCGAAGCAAACGTCATAGACGCAGTCCTCGTACGGTGCGCCGTCCACAAAGCCGTGAAGCCCGGGAAGATCACGCACAAGGCGATCATGATCATGCCGACCAGGAACGTCTTACCGACCTGTCGGGGGATAGACATCACAATCCCGCCAACCGTCGCGGCATACTTCCCGCTGCGGCGCTTACCCAAAGCAATCGAACCGATACCGTGCTGCCAAGGATCGAACGAAACGCCCATCTCAGCGCACTTAGCCACAATCCTCGGCCAAGCAGTCGTCACAATCCCATCGGGGATAACCAGCTCGCGTGCAGCCTCAGACAGCCGCGGCGTCGAACTTTCCGTCTTCGACGTTGGCATGAGACTCCGCTTCCTCCGTACGGGCGTCAATCGCCTCGATGTCCCGCACCACCTCAACCAATCTCTTCGTCAA